CTTATATACGATGAGTGAAAAAGATATTTATGCTTTTTTAACTGGACAAAATGAACCTAGTTATGTATCTATTTTTTATGAAAAACAATACAAACAAGTATTCGATGCTTCGGGTTCTCGAATAACGAGTATTGTTATACCAAATGGTTCGATAACTTCGAGGAGTCTTCGGTTTTGGTATGTAAATACTGCGGATGCACATCATTATACGGAAATGCCCATCTACTTAATCGACTTACTGTGCGTGGATAGACAAAAAGATAGACTGTCTATTTATAGAAAATTATTTCAAACACAAGAGTATAATCAAAGAATCGAGAACAAAGCAATACAATGTTCTCTAATTAAGAAAGAAATGCAGCTTTTCGATGGTATTATTCCGTTTGTTCAATATAATACACATACATATAAACTTCGTAATCATAAAATCTCTCCTTTACCGATTCATTATCACTGCGTAAACATAAATAGTGAGAACATAGATTTGTTTATAGACTTTTTCTATACAAACAACGATTATTGCTCAAAAACCGAAATATACAAACATATGGTCTTTCCTGATATAGGAAACATACACAGTTTATTAAAACAAAGATTATTATACATATATTGTCTTAAAAAAGGAGAACACGTATATGGATATTATTTTTTCAAAGACGCCAAAATGTATTATGAGGAAGTCGATGGAAACACATTGCAGCTAACGTGTAGTGTAATGAACTGCCTGTCTCCTACTATTTTTTATAGTGGCTATCTACATAGTATTCGAGATATTTTAAAAAAGAATGATACCTATTCAATGTTATTATTCGAAGACATTGGACATAATCATATTTTATTGAAACAATGGTCTATGAATTACACGCCCGTTTTTACGAATAAAACGGCTTATTATTTACATAATTTTATTATGCCCGGTTCTCCAATTGCACAAAAAGATGTATTTATTTTACAATAATACAACAACTGTATGGTATCGTTTTGTGTATTATGATATATGCATAATATCATAATAAGAAAGGATTGTGTGTTTTATCGAGTATATTTCCCGGTTCTAGCGAATGAATCCACCACGAATATAACAAACACACCTAAGAAGGTATATAAAATAAACTCCTCGGTTATATTATCTGTTTTTTCGTGTTGCTGCCCTTCCAATAGATGAACCATGTAATTAATTCGTTCCATTAATTTATCATTGGAACCACCAGTTGACGACGAAATTCCCATATTAGCATAATAAGGTTTAGATGTATTTATGGAGGGAGCTTCATAACTTTGGTTATAATTACTAAGTTTGGTATGTTGTTTATCATTGGCACTATATTGATGATCATTTTCACTAGCGCGTGTTTTACGAGAGAGAGAACCTTCTAAATAACTCGAGACGGAAGGATTATACTCATTTGAAAACTCCATATTTTGCATATCTTTTTTTGACTGAATAGCAGGAGGTGAAATAGGAGTAAAGTCTGCTAGTTCCGAATTCTCAGCTGATAAGTCAGAATCGTTCATTTGGTTCAATAGTTCATTTACGCGGTCGCTTCGTTCATTTGAAATATTTTGTAATTCTTCAATATTCGAAGGCTGCTGTTTGCTATAATCGGGTTCATCATTAGCACTTCTTTTTTTAATTGTCTTACGAATAGAAGGAGTGCGTTTCTTCGGTGTATTTTCACTTATCCAGGGTGATGAAGATGCAATTAATGATGACATAATAAATTTCTAATACTTAAAAAATAAGCAGATATTATTTTGACAGTTATAATTACAAAAAGAGGTAAAAAAAATAATAATATAATACATAAAATGAAAAATATTTTAAGTCAGTTCATTCCGATTATATTACTGTATCTCTTACTTTCTTTTTCAAAAGAGTTCGCTCTTTTTTCCCATACAGTTTTAGGAAAATTTATAGCTATATTAATCATCGTATATTATACTGTTATTGACAAAACTGTCGGGTTATTCGTATGTGCTCTTGTTATTTTTTACTATCAAAGTGAAGTTGTTGAGAATATGCTAAATATGGATAGTATAATGGGCAACTTATTTGATACAACTGAAAATATGGAATCTATGGGGAAATCTAAAAATCTAGAAACATTCAATACAGAGAAGATGGGTAAAAAAAAAGAATTAAATGTCGAAGGTATGGCTACCATAAATGATGTATACAATTCCGAAAATCGTGTAGAAAAATCATTCGAGGAAATGCAAAATCAAAACGGATATCCGCAAGAATTTCGAAAGCAATATTGCGAAGGGAATGTATTGAAATACAAAGATATGAATGTGAAGGCAGATATGATAGAACACGTCTTCCCTGAGGTGGAATACAAAGAAGAAAAATGCAATCCGTGTGCAGGCACTTGCGGCTTTTCTATTATTGAGAACCGGTTGAAAGCGGATCACGAACTAAAACCCAAGCAGTCAAAAGACGAAATATAATGTATATATAGCATATAGAACCTATGACCAATTCAGCATTAACAGATATATTGGCATACTTGCATAAAAACATTCGCGCGGTGAATGACAGTAAAATATTCGCAGGATTGATGATAATAACATTGAATATAGTATCGCGCTTTGTAAATATCAAGTTGAGTAAAAGTGTGGAAGCTTATTTAAAATACACATTTAGCAAATATATATTGGTTTTCACAATTGCGTGGATGGGAACTCGTGATATCTATATTGCACTTACGATTATGACTATTTACGTTATCATTATGGATTATTTATTAGATGATGATAGTGTTTTCTGTATTTTACCCGAAGGGTTTAAGCAATATCATAATGAATTATCAGAGGTCGATGGCGAAAATGGAGAAGTATCTGAAGATGATATCAAAAAAGCGGAGAAAGTATTGGAACGAGCACGAGAACAAAAGAAAACGGGGAAAGTAGAGAGTTTTGCGATAAAATAAATAGATAAATAGTAATATATAAATTATTTATCTATATACTATAACTAACTAGCAATGAAGACATACAAGAAATATAGCCTGCAATTGGGTGGAACAATAAGTAAAAAGAATTTTGACAATTTTAAAAACGAAGTTCTCGAATTTATGGAAGCTAATCCTAATATTTTATTTTTAAAAAATAATAAACCTGCAATTAAAGACACTGTGAAAGGTTATAGGTTTACTCAATCAAGCACACTCGACAATTTATATAAACAAATGAAAATCCATAAAAAAACTCAACAACAAGTAATAAAAGTAGATATACCAAATGGTGAAGAACAAGTAAAACCAGAAGCACAAGTAAAACCAGAAGCAGCAGAAGTAAAACCAGAAGCAGCAGAAGTAAAACAAGAAGCAGCAGAAGTAAAACAAGAAGCAGCAGAAGTAAAACAAGAAGCAGCAGCAGATAAATATAGAACAAATAGATTCGAAAACAGAAGTAAGCTTAGAGAAGAGGCTTTAGCAAAGAAAGAACAAGACAAAAAAGTAAAGGAAGAACAAGTAGAACAAAATAAAAGAGAAGCGGAGAAAAAGGAAACGGAAGATTATGAAGTTCCTGATTCAGAAGGAAATCTTGAAAACGACAGTGTAGATGCATATATATTAAATATAATGATCGAAACAAATCTATCGGATGAAGCCACATTATTAACAAACGATATGCTAGTTGTATCCGACGAAGATAAAGCAGAACAAAGCCAACAACTCTCTCTGAATCAGCAACCATACTTCACCTACCTATACGAATACCCATTATCCAGATTACGAAGCGAACCAAACTATAAAGATCGCATCAATATTTTCTTCAATCAAAATGAATTCGTCAGATATATGTCTAGTTATGGCACAAAAATCGAAGAGTTTAATAATGAAACTCATAAAAATAAAGTTATGGACAATAATCTCAAAATTATGTTGGAGATATTGTTTCCAACCAAATTCCCCATTGTGAATAATATACATACTTCTAACGATTATATTTCTAATTCAGCATCAACAAATCCGCTCGATTTCGATAAAACAAAATACGAACTATATTCTCACTTAAAGATCAATGGTGAAGAACTAACCATCAAAAAGGTAATATTATATAATGATATTTTGAATCATCCTTTGTATAATAGTTTAATCAAAGAGACTATATTAATGCAAGATTGGGCAAATAAAAGCGATAAAAAAAAATATATAGAAAAATACGGCTCTGACTTAGGGTTGCCAAAAGAAGATACACAATACATTAATTTCGAAAGATCCTTTTTGTTGAAATATAGAGACCCAAATAGAAAAATAAATAACATAGAATTTCAAAAATTCATCGAACACGCAACAAAAACTACAAACGATAATATTAATTATGTAAAATTATACCACCGATTTATTAAATATTTATATATCAGTTATTTCCAAAATTTGGCAATAGATAATGAGAAAGACCAAATAAGTCCGCGCGAGATAATGCAATATAAAACAATTTTAGACACAATAGGAACTATATGCGATATAGAATTAAAACAACTTGTCCCCAAAAAAGAAATATACATTCGTTTGGAATTGCACCCCCAAAAAGTAGATGATTCGAATATAAATGCATTCAAATGTTATTATTATGGCGAAGAATTGGGCACGCAACTACAGAAAATGATATTAGGCATAAAGCCGGCTTCATATTTTGTCAAAGATACCGGAACTATAATGGATTCAACTGCGTCGAACTCTACACAGCCTTATACAGCGAAACCTGTCGATATAGTTGCACAGCAAGACGTGCGACCAAACAGTGCAGCGGAGGATATAGAAAAAGCAAACACCGTATTTTCTACTATAAGTGGTCAAAACTGGAAAACAAACCCAAAAGTTACGATTGAACAAGAGATACAAACATATCTTAACGAAATAAAAACAAACGTAGGTTATCTGCAAAATCCGAAATATAACGATTCAAAAACTCTATCGTTTGATGTTCAAAACGTAATATCAGATATAATGAAAAATAAACTTATACCCAAAGACGATAACCTTTTTAATAACAAAATAGGATCATTGTTTTTATCTCTATCTAAAGCGTTAAAAGACCCACATAAATTTGAAAATGATAGTGATAAGACTAAATTACTGAAAGAAATAGATAGGGTTATAACCTCACTAAAAAGTGAAATAACTGAAAATAAGATTGAAATAAATGATCCAAAATACATAGGTTCATCTGAAGCCAATTCGAAGGAGAATGAATTCGAGTATTTGGAGCAGGTATATAGAATGTATGAATTTATCGTAATTTATGTGATATTCAAAGTTTTGAAAAAGTTATATCCCGATATTACTGACAAATATCAAAAAAAACAAGGTGGAGAAAATAAGAGAAAAACCAGGAAAAATAAAAAAGCGAATAAAAACAACAAATATACAAGACGAGTATGAATTTAATAATAGATAAATTCTTTATTATTAAATAAGTTTTTTAATGTTTTACTTTGAAAATTTCGCTTTCCCATTTACAAATTTACCTACTACTGGTCCAATATCCTCATCTGCTTCAATTGCATATATTTCTCCGGTTTGTTCATCGGTTGTGTAATATTTCTTACCTTTGATTTCAATCTCAAATACTTCCTCTTCTTCCTCTTCTACTTCTTCTTCCTCCTCAGATGCTTCTACTTCTACTTCTTCTTCAGATGCTTCTACTTCTTCTTCAGATGCTTCCACTTCTTCTTCTTCAGATGCTTCCACTTCTTCTTCTTCAGATGCTTCCACTTCTTCTTCTTCAGATGCTTCTACTTCTTCTTCATATGCTTCTACTTCTTCTTCTTCAGATGCTTCCTCT